CCATGCCCGCAACCTCAAACTGACCCTAGACAACCTCCCAGGCTTTGAGGAGCAGATCGTTGCTGAACTCCAACACAAGAAGTTTAGGGGCGGCTTCGTGCGCATCCACGACTCAGGGGATTTCTACTCTGACGAGTACACCCTCGCATGGCTTCGGATCGCTGAACGCGTCCCAGACGTCACGTTTTATGCCTACACCAAAGAGGTCAGCCGTTTCCGTCGGCTGGTAGAGGGCAAGGCACCCGCCAACTTCCGCTACCTATTTTCACTCGGAGGCAAAGAGGACCACCTCGTAGACAGGGAGAACGACCGCCATGCGGAAGTATTCCCCTCCAAGGAGGCACTGGAAGCGGCAGGATACTTTGACCAGGAGGCGTCAGACCTGCTCGCCATCCAAGCACCCACGAACCGCATCGGCATCGTTGCCAATAACATCCCAGCGTTCAAGAAAAAGATGGGCAGCCGAACGTTTGGATCAGCCCAGCAGGAGAAGGAGGCACAGGCATGAAACTCCCATGGACACCAGAGGACTATGACGGCACACTCCTCGCGGATGGGCTCGGAGAGGCATTTCTAGGATTCACCCATGTATTCGGAGAGGAGCAGCCTCGGGCGGTCTATTCCGTCAACCGCATCCTCAACATCCTGACTCACAGGGACGGCATGACCGTAGACGAGGCATTAGAGTATTATGAGTTCAACATCGTCGGCGCAGTCATGGGGAGCAACACCCCCCTCTACGTTGAAGAGTTTAGCAAGGAGGAGGTAAAGCACAATGAGTGAGACAGCAATCACCTTCGGGCTCGGAGCCCTGATCGGCGCAGCCTTTGCCCTAGCCAAAGCCGTCCCACCAGCCCCGCCCACGATCCAAGGCATCATGGGGATCGTAGGTATCTGGGCAGGTTGGGCGATTCTCTCCCACCTACTCGGTCGCTAGTGTCAGGCAAGGGCAAGATCAGTCCTGAACGCATCCAGGCGATCACCCAAGCGCTCAGGGCGGGCAATACACGCAGAGCGGCGGCATCCTACGGAGAGATTGACCACTCAACCATGTATCGCTGGATGGATGAAGATGCGACATTTCGCGACGCGGTTGAGAAGGCAGAAGCGGATGCGGAGGTCCGTTTTGTGGCTCAGGTAGCCTCTGCCGCAACGAACGGGACATGGCAAGCGGCGGCATGGTGGCTAGAACGCCGTAGGCAGCAAGAGTGGAAGAAAACGGATGGGCTGGAACTATCCTCCCCTCCAACGAACCCAATAATCGTCAAGCACGAAGGAGATACGGGTGGCAGCAGTCTCGCCGACACACTCGCAGTACTGGCAGAAGTGGGCGTCATCGCTCCCCGAGGAGCAGAGGAAGAAGATAGAGGCGGCACTCACACCCAAAGCGACTAAGTACATCCCACACGCCCCTACAGCCAAGCAGCGAGCGTTTCTACTACTAGAGGACCTTGAGGCACTCTACGGCGGTGCCGCTGGGGGTGGTAAGTCTGACGCACTCCTCATGGCTGCCCTGCAGTATGTAGACACCCCTGGCTACGCTGCCCTGATCCTCCGACGCACCTACACCGACCTCAGCCTCCCCGATGCCATCATGAGCAGGGCACGCGACTGGTTTGCCGCTCACCCTGAGATTCACTGGTCGGATGCCAAGAAAACGTTTACGTTCCCTAGCGGAGCCACCATCACCTTCGGCTACCTTGAGAGTGAGCAGGACAAGTACCGCTACCAAGGTGCAGCGTTCCAGTTTGTCGCCTTTGACGAACTCACCCAGTTCACCCGCAGCCAGTACCTCTACCTGTTCAGCCGCCTCCGACGCGGCACGGCAGCCAACGTCCCCCTCCGCATTAGGGCGGGAAGCAACCCAGGAGGAGTTGGGCATGAGTGGGTCTACGACCGCTTCATCCCAAAGCAGGATGAGCATGGCATCCTCACCGCACCAAAGGACAATCAGGGCAGACCCCGCCGCTTTGTACCTGCACGCCTCACCGACAACCCCTACCTAGACCAAGATGAGTATGTCCGTGCCCTAGACGAGTTGGATGAGGTCACCCGTGCTCAACTGCTAGACGGCGACTGGGTGGTCAGACCGCAAGGTGCAGTATTCAAGCAGGGCACCTTTAGGATCGTGGACTTTGCCCCTAAGGACTGCAAACTCGTGCGATTCTGGGACTTAGCAAGCACGCCAAACGGTGGAGACTGGTCAGTGGGAGTGCTCATGGGGCGTGGTGCTACGGATGGGCTCACCTACATCCTTGACGTGAGCAGATTGCGGGGCTCACCTGCAGAAGTAGAACGCGCAGTCCAAGGTGCAGCAGCACGCGATGGCAAGAACGTCCCGATCCGTATGGAGCAAGAGCCAGGCTCCTCTGGCGTCTCACTCATTGACTACTATGCGCGGCGCGTCCTGTACGGGTATGATTACCGAGGAGTAAGGTCCACAGGCAGCAAGGTCGCCCGAGCAATGGGCTTGGCGGCACAAGTAGAAAGAGGCAATGTTGCGCTGGTCAGGAGCAACTGGAACGCAGCCTACCTTGACGAAGCGTATGCGTTCCCTGACGGAGCGCACGACGATCAAGTTGACGCGTCATCGGGAGCCTTTGGATCGCTTGCGGTCGGACGACAAGCGACAAGTAGTAGTACCCTACAGACCACCAGCAAGCCGATCTATCGCAGAGGCGACATTACGCTCGTAGGCGACAAGTACAAAGATAAGGCGTAGGAGAAAGCATGGCAGAACTCAACCTCGTGAACACGGCAACAGGGCTACCAAACGCGAACGCCCTAGACCAAGAGTTCCTCCGTCAGATGGCGGACATGGGCTCCGAGAGGTTGGAGGCATACTCACTTGCAGAGCGCTACTACGCTGGCAAGCAGAACACCCTACTCACTGACCGCAGTAAGTCCTACCTTGAACGCTCTGGGCTTGAGTACAATGAGAACTATTGTTCCACTGTCGTCAATGCACTCTCTGATCGTTTGCGCGTTGTTGGACTAGACACGCCAGAGTACCCAGACCTCGGGGCATGGATTTGGGAGTACATCTGGGATCGCAACCGCCTAGACGCCGAGCAGCATCGTTTCCACACCACTCTCCTTGAGTACGGCGACGTTTACCTCGCCACTGAGTTTGACCAGATGAAGGGCTATGCCCGCATCACTCTCAACTACCCTGACATGATCCGTGCAGACTATTCCGATGGTGAGTTGATTCGCGCCGTCAAGGTCTGGACTACCGATGCACCGTCCCCAGTCAATCCTCCACAAGGCGCCTCACGACGCGGACGCTCCGTCAAGCGGATGAACATTTACTACGCGGATCGCATTGAGAAGTACTACCGCCTCGGCAAAGAGTCATCAGCACTCTGGGCTCCATGGATTGAAGAAGGCGATGTCGTCTATCCAACGCCTAACTACATCAACGACGACCCGAACATGCCGCGAGGCATCCCTGTCGTCCACTTTGCGAACATGCGACAGCGCGATGGTTATGGCGTAGCCGAGCACCGATCCACCATCCCACAGCAGGACAGGTTGAACAAGGAGTTGGCAGACCTCGCCCTCGTCCTAGACACGCTTGGATTCCCTCAGCGATACGCAGTGGGCGTCACAGGTGCCACTACCCTGCGCTCTGTTCCAGGAGAAGTCTGGTCGTCAGAGGACCCGAACACAGCGTTTGGTCAGTTCCCTGCAGCCGATCCTGCGGGCATCCTGAAAGCCATTGAGTCAACGATGGGACGCATTGCAAGCCAGAGCCGCACTCCATCCCACATGATCCTCGTATCAGGAGGAGCACCATCAGGAGAGTCCCTCAAGACAGCAGAGGCGGGCATCGTCTCCAAGGCAAAGGCACGCCAGTATGAGTGGGGTGAGTCATGGATCGCTGCCCTTCGCAATGCTGCAGTCCTCATGAACGAGATGGCAGCACCTGAGGAGCGTTTCCCGATCAGCCTAGAGGAACTGCTACACACTCCGATCAACGTTCAGTGGGCAGACCCAGTAAGCCGCAATGAGAAGGAGCACCTTGAGGCGCTCACCATCATGAGCGGACTCGGCGTCAGTCAGCAGACCATCCTCTCCAAGTTGGAGGGTATTGACCCTATGACAGAACTGCACAATCAGTCGCAGGAACTGGGCACCTCCCAGGAGGCGCTCATGCAGGCAGTGGACAGGGGCACGCCTAGCATCAGTGGATAATGCCCGCGATAGTAGACGCGGCGGATGATCTAGCCCGCCAACTCCGTGCACTAGACGCCAATGCCATTGCCTACCTCAACGGTGCACTCCGCGATGGGCTCATTGCGGCACAGCAGTCTGCCGCCAGGTATTCTGCCGAGGTAGCAAGCGGCAACTACACGAACCATGCAGCGTTTCAGAAGCAGCGGTTTGACGGCATCCTCGCTCAGATGCGGGAAGCCATGAGTTCGTTCTCAACAGGGGCAAACGCCCACACTGCAAGCCTCGTCTCGGACGGCATCGCTGCAGCCCACAAAGTCATGGCGGCGCAGATCAGTGCCATCGGCAAGCAGGCAGGTGTAGCCGTTGCGTGGAACCCTGTACCACTAGACGCCTTCAACATCATGGCGGGATTCACCCGCACAGGCTCACCCCTCGCAGACATCTT